GCACTCACTGATGGATCAGTTCAAGCCGGTGGCCCAGACACACGCACCACTCAAAGTTTTGGGATGTTTAAAACAGGAACAAGCGCAAGCACTTCTTTTTTCGCAAATTTTACTGCCTCAGCGGAGCTATAAATGTATAGACAATATAAGAACATTGATGGGATAATTGGTGATAACGTAGTTGTGCGTATTGCAGATAACGCATTCATTCCCTTTAACCCTGCGAACGCCGACTACCAAACATATCTTACATGGCTTGCCGAGGGCAACGTACTTGAACCAGCAGATGGAGTATCAGAATAACCATGGCAAAAATAAACACAAGACAACAGTTTAAAGAATATTGCCTACGCAGATTAGGTTGGCCTGTTCTTGAAATCAACGTAGATGATGATCAAGTAGATGATCGCATTGATGATGCATTAAGTTTCTGGCGTGACTATCACTATGATGGCACCGAAAAACTTTTTATGAAGCATCAGATTACGCAAGAAGACATTGATCGTCAGTGGATATATTGTCCAGATGCAGTTCAGTTTGTAACTGGTATAATGCCGTTCGATCAATCAAATGCATCTATCAATATGTTTGATTTACGTTATCAATTGCGTTTGCATGACTTATATGACTTCACATCGGTTTCATATGTGTCATACGAAATCACGATGCAGCACATTCGTACATTAAATCTTTTGTTCTCAGGAACACCACAGTTTCGTTTCAATCGTAACCAAAATAAAGTGTTTTTAGATATTGACTGGACAAGAGATGTCCAGCCTGGCGATTTTGTAATTGTAGAGTGTTATCGTGCATTGAATCCAGATACAATAACTCTAACAGGAACGTTGTCTGGAAATCCATCGTCTAATACAATTGTTGGATATGGTACAAAATTTGATCAAGAAATAGTTCCTTTTGATTTTATCAATATCGGAAACGAAACAAAACAAGTTGGTAATATTGTGTCTCCTACCAGCTTGACATTGGTAGGACCACCAACACTAACGCACAGTAATTCTACAGCTACATTGTCTGGAACAATAGATTTATGGAATGACCGTTTTCTAAAAAAATATGCTACTGCTAAGATCAAACAGCAGTGGGGTACAAACATGAAAAAGTTTGAGGGCATTCAAATGCCTGGTGGTGTGACATTGAACGGTCAAAAAATCTACGATGAAGCATCAGAAGAATTAGATAAAATGGAAGAAGAAATGTATCAAATGGGTTCACTTCCTTCCGAAATATTTACTGGATAAGTTTTGGCTACCAACTTCTATTTTAATAATTTTCCATCTCGGCTAGGTGACGTTAGTGCAGTCACGCCAGAGCAGTTGCTCGTTGAAAATTTGGTTATTGAAGCCTTGCAGATTTATGGCATGGATGCATACTATCTTCCTCGAACAACTCGTGATGAAGTAGATTATCTGTTTGGCGAAGACACACTCAAAGAATATCGTAATGCTTATCCTCTTGAGATGTATCTTGAAAACTTTACGGGCATGGAAGGCGAAAGTGATTTTATTTCCAAGTTTGGTTTGGAAATTAAAAGTGAAATTACTCTATTAGTTTCAAGACTCCGTTTCAGATATAATGTTAATGGTTATACTCGTCCACGTGAGGGCGATCTTGTTTACATTCCAATGGTAACAGGGTTATTTGAAATTACTCATGTTGAGCATGAAAAAGATCAAGCAATGTTCTATACATTAGGAAGAGGTCGTGGTGGTAATGTATACGTTTATGGATTAAGATTAAAACAATATGTTTTCTCATCTGAGATTATTCAAACAGGCATTGCTGAAATCGATAACAATATGAGGGCTTATTATCCAAGAACTCGTATCTCTCTTGCTTCTGGTGGCACTGGTAGTTTCTTAAATGATGAGATTGTTTATCAAGGTTCAAATCTTTCTTTTGCAACAGCGCAAGCACTTGTTCTTGATTTTGTTCCAAATACACATATTGATATTTACAGAATGCAAGGAAGTTTTGTATCAACAACTAATGTAAAAGGTAACACATCAAATGCAAGTTGGGGAATCACACTTGTGTCTGACGCTGCGACACAAAATAATGCATTTGAAGATATTATCGATAACGCTCGGATTGAAGCTGCATCGGATGGCATTATTGATTTTTCTGAAACAAACCCCTTTGGTGAGCCATAATGCTAGGTAACGCACAATTCTATCATCGTACCATTCGAAAGATGGTCGTAACTTTTGGAACACTCTTCAATGATATTGAGATTGTTCGGTATACACAAGCAGGTGCGCCAAAAGAAAAACTTAAAATTCCATTATCATATGGAGCAAAAGAAAGATATCTGACACGATTAACATCAAATCCTAATTTGATAAAAACAATCGGTGTTCTTGTTCCAAGAATGTCATTTAATTTAGAAAACTTGGAATATGATGTTAGCCGCAAACAAATATCGACGCTTCGTAATTTTTCAAGTGATACAGATTCTACTGTAAAGACACAGTTTGTTCCTGTACCATACAACTATGAATTTTCATTATCCATTTATGTGCGTAATACAGAAGATGGCACACAAATATTAGAACAGATATTGCCGTTTTTTACACCAGATTTTAGTGTCGTGGTGGATTTTATTCCATCGATGAATCAAAGATATACTGTTCCTATTATACTGAACTCTGTATCTTCAACGGTTGACTATGAAGGATCAGATGAAGACGGTACGACACGCTTGATCGTTTGGGATTTAAACTTCACAGCAAAAAGCTTTATCTGGCCACCAGTTAAGACTGGCGATGTTATTACACGTGCTAATACTCAGTTGTTTATTGATTTAACTAATAAAGCTGAACAAAAAGCTTACGTTGATTTTGCAAATGGACATGGAGTATTTACTCAAGGAGAAACTGTTCGTGATGCTGCAAATAATTTTGTTGGAACAGTGGACTATTTCTCTAATACAAATACAGGAATAATCATTGTTACTGGAGCAAACAAAACACTTGAAACAAGTTATGTTCTTACTGGCGATTATTCTAACTCAAGATATGTTATAGAATCTTTAGAGCAAAACTCTATAAAAGCAGTCAAGGTTATAACCGAACCAGATCCATTAACAGCTGGTCCTGAAGAAGACTTTGGATTTACTGAGACTATTGTTACTTATCCTAATACATTATAATGAAAAAGTTAAATGAAAATTTGTCAGAAATATTTGACATAGAACCTATTGAAATAAAAGAAAATCGGACAACAGAAGTTGTAACGGTTGAAGCTGGTACAGATGTTGATTCGGATACTAATTTTGCTAGAGAAAATATTAAACAGCTTATTAATAAAGGCAATAAATCACTTGAGGAGCTGTCTACGGTTGCAAATCAATCTGAATCACCGAGAGCATATGAAGTTCTTGCTACGATGATGAAAAATTTGGCAGATATGAACAAAGATTTATTGGAACTTCAAAAACGAAAAAGAGATTTGCAACCTAAAGAGTCATCACAAAATCTAAACATAGATAAAGCAGTCTTTGTTGGTTCAACAGCCGAACTTGTAAAAATGATTAAATCAAACAAATAATTGGAGAAATGATGGAACAGTTAATAGAACAGATGAAAGTTATTCTTGGTACAAACTTTGGTTTGTATTTTAAGGCACACAATTTTCATTGGAATGTGGAAGGTCCTAACTTTGCAGAGTATCACAACTTTTTAGGTGCATTCTATGAAGCAGTGTTTGATCAAACAGATTCAATCGCTGAACATATTCGTGCATTGGGTTCATATACTCCAACATCATTAGGAAGAATGATGGAGTTATCAAAAGTCGTTGATTTGGTAGCCATTCCATCACCACTGATCATGATGAGTGAACTTGCCAACGATAACGATAAGTATATTATGGAACTTCGTTCAGGAATTGCGCTTGCTGATGCTGCTGATGAACCAGCAGTAGGAAACTTTTTACAAGACATTTTAGACGCACATCAAAAACACGGATGGATGTTGAGAAGCTTTACACGATAAAAAATGGAAGACGGATATCTTGGTAATTCAAGGCTTAAAAAAGTCGGCGTTGAAATATCCTACACTGAAGAGCAAGTATTAGAAATAGCAAAATGTGCTGAAGACCCAGTATATTTTATTAAGAATTATGTAAAGATTGTCAACGTTGATCGTGGTCTTGTGCCATTTGAAATGTGGAACTTTCAAGAGAACATGGTTCGCACATTTCATGACAATCGTTTCTGCATTGCAAAAATGCCACGACAAGTTGGTAAAACAACTACAACTGTTGGCTATATGCTTTGGTCAGCATTATTCAATGAAGATTATGTTATTGGTATTCTTGCAAACAAACTCCAACTTGCACAAGATATTCTAGGCAAAATTCAAAAAGCTTATGAGTATCTTCCACCTTGGTTGCAACAAGGTATCATCAACTGGAACAAACGTTCAATTGAGTTAGAGAATGGCTCAAAGATTTTTGCGTATGCAACATCTTCAGCAGGTGTTCGTGGTGGTACATACAATCTTATCTTTCTCGATGAGTTTGCGTTCGTTCCACACAACATGGCAGTAGACTTCTTTACTTCTACTTACCCTGTTATTTCATCTGGTAAAACATCTAAAGTAATTATTGTTTCTACTCCAAATGGTCTAAATCTGTTCTATAAAATGTGGACAGATGCCATTGAGAATCGCTCCACATATAAAACACTTGAAGTTCACTGGTCAATGGTGCCAGGGCGTGATGAAAAGTGGAGAGAAGAAACAATCCGAAACACATCGGAAGAACAGTTCCGACAAGAGTTTGAAACTGAGTTCATCGGTTCAGCAGCAACACTTATTTCTGGAGCTAAACTTCGTTCATTGGCATTTCATGATCCAATCCGAATTGAAGATGATGGTAATTTATCGATATACGAAGATCCAAAACCAGGAAGAATATATATTGCGACTGTAGACTGTTCCGAAGGTGTAAGTTTAGACTATCATACAATCAATATTATTGATGCTACTGAAGCGCCTTACAGACAAGTTGCGTTGTATAGAAACAATAAACTGCCTCTTCTGTTTTTGCCTACTGTTATATACGCTCTAGCAAATAGGTATAATGAAGCTTTTGTTTTGATAGAAACCAATAACATAGGTCAACAAGTTGTGGACATTCTACACTATGATCTTGAATATGGAAATATCTACAGAATTGAGCATCACCATATCAAAGGACAAAGCATTTCTGCTGGTT